TGCTCTTCTGAGCAACTCTCAACAAGCCTCTGGTGGTGTTTCATCTGTTACTGCACCTGTGCAGGGTTCGCAGATGGTTACATCTCAGTGGTCTGACTACTCTGGTTCGTTTGCTCAACCAAGCGTACAAGTTGGCGTGACCAACGCAGAGTTCAATTTGAAACTTATGATTGCCCCCGTGCCGTTTCTTGGCATGGAAGGCGCTGTGCAGCAAGACTATGCAGTTATCCCGTTGATTGAAGCGCGTATGAACGATGCTACCAACTCAATGATGGACAGCATGGCTACTGCGCTGTACAACAACACCACCAATACCCAGCAGTTTATTGGACTGCCTGGCGCTATTGATGACGGCACCACCCTTGCTACCTACGGAAATATTAACCGCACTAGCAACACTTGGTGGAAATCTAAGTTGTACGCTGCCGGTTCTGTTAACCCAACCCGCGCCAACCTGCTGCAATACATCAGCGGTACTGTGAAGAACTCTGCCGAAGTCCCCACGTTTGGCGTGTGCGGTTTTGGTACGTGGACTTTGTTGGCTCAAGACTATGTTGCTCAAGAGTCTTACGTCATTACCCCAGGCAAAGGCATTGGCTTTGACAATGACTCTGACGGCCCACAATCTGGCTTCCGTGCTTTGATGGTTGCTGGTGTGCCAATTTATCCTGATCCTTACTGCCCAGAAGGCACTGTGTACTTGCTCAATAGCAACTACGCATCGCTGTACATCCACGAATTGGGATCGTTTGCTTTCACCGGCTTTGAATCCACCTTGGCTAACTGGCAAGTTGGCTATGTTGGTGCGGTGTTGACCATTGCCGAGCTGGTGGTGACAAAGCCCAAATCAATGACCAAAATTACTGGTTACAACTCTCTTACTATCTAAGGAGTAGCACAATATGATTAATCAAATGGGTTTTGGCGTTCGTGGCACTAACTGGCCCAACACGCCCATCAATCTGGCTTCTGGTCAGGTTTACACTGTTCCAAGCGGTCAATATTCTGCTCACCTTGGCCCCTACACTGCTGTACAGCAATTTGACGGAGTCCAGCAAACGTGGCGTTTTGTAGAAGCATCTGCACAATCTGCACCAACCATTGTTACATCTGACGGAAGCAACGTCCGTCTGATTAACATGACTGGTACGGTTGTTGGCGCTGTCATCACAACTGCTGGCTCTGGTTACACCAACGGAATTTATCCGTCGGCTACCGCTCTTGGAACTGCTGCTTCTCCTAGCGTTACATTTTCGGCTGGCGGCGGTAGCGTGTTGGCAACTGGCAACGTAATTGTTGGCGGCGCTATTAACACAACCGTTACGATTACAACCGCTGGTTTGAATTACTTGCGCGCACCCATTCTGATTATTTCTGCTCCTCCTGCTGGCGGAGTACAGGCAACAGCAACTTGCACCATTTCTGGCGGAGCTATTAACTCTGTCTCTGTCACCAACCAAGGAGCTGGATACACTGCTGCTCCTACTATCACTGTGGTTAACGCTAACGGTGACACTACTGGTACTGGAGCGGTGTTGACTATCAACTCTACGTTGGTAGGCTCTGGAACCGTTACTGCTGTTACGATTAACAACAATGGCGCGAACATGACTTCTGTTCCTACCATGTCGTTTGCTCCAGCATCTACCACTGCGGCTACTGCCGTGATGTGCATGAGTTTGTTGACTTCTGCTACAACCGGCGGAACTGGTTACACAAATGCTGCAACCGCTCCATTTGTTGCAACATCAAACATTACTGCTGGCACTTCTGTGTTGACCAACCCAGCAATCAGCACAGGTATTTTTGTGCCTCGTCCCGCTACTGGTTATGTAACTTGTTCCTCTACAACGGCTTGGGCTGCAACACTGACCGACAATGGTTTGTTCCAAGTTGCCTCTGCTTATACGGGCGTCATTCCTACGTCAGCAGCATTTGGCACAACAACCGGCACAGTTGCAAATACATTTGGCGGCGTATCTGACACCGTGTATCTGCAAACCATTTAAGGAAATACCATGTCTAGCTCTAGAGTTGCAAACAAACTGCCGAGTCAATTTGGTAGCATTCTGCTAGCTGTTGTTGCTGGTTTGGACTTGAACACAACGGGCGACACGTTTGTTGCTTTTGCCGATACCCCTACTAAGTTTCGGATTCGCGCAATTGCAATGACCAACGGGTCTATCAACCCGACGACGGCTCGGTTTACGGTTCGCACTGCGGCATCTGCTGGTGGTACGGCAATTGTTACTTCGGTAACTCCTGCTTTGGCATCGTCTGCTGTTGTACAAGACTTGAGCATTGCGTCCACGAATGCATTCTCTCAGGCTTATTTGTACATCAACGTTGGCACGGCTCAAGGCGCAGCAGCCACAGTTGACCTGTACATCTACGGCGACATTCTTACGGCTTAACATGTGGGTTACAAATAACAGTGAACACGATCTAGAAGACGGATACGATGGCAAGCGATACTTGTTTGCCAAAGGTGTCCCTATAGAAGTGCCTCCCGTTGTTTGTAACCATGTGTTTGGGTTTGGTGAAGATAACAAAGAGCCGCATTTGCGGCGGCTCGGATGGATGTTGAACAACACCGAATTGCAAAAGGCCAAAGACCGCCTAGCTTGCTTTTCTTTTTCTTCAACACGTCCCAACGTCCACGTCCTATCCCCCGTGGTTGACTCAAAGCCAGTTCCTGCGCCTAAACAGCGTAGGACTGGTCTTGTTCAAAAAGCCGCATAACATCATGAGGCATAAATGGTACTCTCTGATTACATCACCGAATGCCGGAGATTGCTGCATGATGCGAATGGCAACTTTTACTCCGACAGCGAACTAACTGATTACATCAATCAGGGTAGAGTTCGTTTGGTGCGCGACACTGGCTGTCTGCGTACTTACCAAACATCTTCAGTAGTTCAGAACCAAGAAGTTCTGCTCACTAGCTCTCTGCCAAGCGGCACAAGCACACTAGACATCATCAACTTCAACTTGATCTGGGGTAACACCAGGATTGCGTTGCAGTATTTGCCGTTCACCGATTTCAACGCACGGCTGCGTTACTACCAAAACTACATTGGCAGGCCGATTGCTTACTCGATGTACGGGCAGACCAGCATTTATCTTGGCCCCGTGCCAGACCAGACATACAGCGTAGAGTTGGACACGGTCATCATGCCTACGGCACTGACTACTGCTGCGCCCACAGAAACCATTCCTGACCCGTACACAACGCCTGTGGCGTTCTACGCTTGCCACAAGGCCAAGTACAAAGAACAAGCCTACGGAGAGTCAGAAATTTTTAGCCAAGAATACAAGAACCAGGTGAAGGCCGTTCTTGCTTCTGTGTTTACTCGACGCATCACAACACCCTACCTTATGGGATAAACATGGACGATCTGCAAAGCACGATAAACGACAACGACAAGCGTTTGAGCGTACATGAAGCCGTATGCGCAGAGCGTTACGAAGGCATACAAGCAGCTCTTGCAAACGGAGAAAAACGCATGCAAAAGATTGAATACATCTTGTATGCGATTGGTGGTGTCGTTTTACTTGGCCCAGGTTTTGCTGCTGAAATGTTTAAGAAATTTATAGGCCACTAATGATTGATCCTTTCACCGCTTTTGCTGCCGCACAAGCCGCAATCAAAGGGGTGCAGGCTGCAATTAAAATGGGCAAAGACATTGGAGCTATCTCTGGTGACTTGATGAAGTTCTTTGAGGCCAAGGACGTTGTGGCAAAAGCTGCCGTAAAGCCTGGAAAGTCAGATACTGCTCGCGCTGTTGAGATCGTGATGAAGGCCAAGCAGTTGCAAGACGCTGAAGACGAGCTAAAGCAAATGCTGATCTGGTCTGGCAACGCCGACACTTGGGAGGCCATACTGCGCGAGCGCAACAAGATTGTTCATGACCGCAAAGCTCAAGAGGCTGCGGTTGAAAAAACAAAAGCAAAGCAAAAAAAAGAGATTGGAGAAGTAGTGGAAGTTGTGCTGCTGGCTGCACTAGCCGCGCTGATTATTACTATAGTCGCATGGGGAACGGCAGAATACGTAGACTTTATGAGGAAATGACATGGATGAACTACTCAATATTCTTAAAGGCATTGCACCTGCTGTTGCTACTGCTGTCGGCGGCCCTCTCGGTGGTCTCGCTATTACCGCTCTTGCTGATAAGTTTGGCGTGGCTGACGACGTTAAAGCTGTTGCAACTGCCATTGCTGGCGATCCAGAAGCTGCAAAAAAACTTGCAGAATTAGACCTGCGCCAGTTTGAACTTGAGAACGCTGACCGAGATTCAGCGCGTCACATGCAGGAAACCTCCTTGCAACAAGACGACAAGTTTGCCAAGCACTTCATCTACTGGTTTGCTTGGTTCTGGAGCGTTGGCTCAATGGCCTATTTCTTCGCGATTACTTTTGGTCAAGTTCCGGCTTCCGGAAAAGATTTTGGCAACATCATCTTGGGCTTCCTGCTTGGCACTGCTGTGGCTACCATCATCAGTTTTTTTTACGGCAGTTCTAAGTCCAGCAAAGACAAGACCGACGCGATGAAGGATGCCATCAAATGAATCTGACTGAACACTTTACTCTAGAAGAGTTGACTCACACAGACCATCGTGAGTTTGAGAACACGCCTAATGAAACAGAACTTGCAAACCTTCGACGCCTTGCAGCGTTTCTTGAAAACGTCAAAACGGTACTTGGAGGAAAGCCCATCATGGTCAACTCCGCTTTCAGGTCAAAAAAAGTCAATGATGCCGTTGGGTCTAAAGACACCAGCCAACATAGGATCGGCTGTGCGGCAGACCTACGAGTGCCAGGCATGACGCCTGATGAAGTGGTAAAGGCAATAATGACTGCCAAGTTGCCGTATGACCAACTCATTCGAGAGTTTGACCGCTGGACGCACATTTCTGTGCCAAACGAAGAAACCAGCGCACCCCGTGGTCAAGTGCTAATCATTGACAAAGAAGGTACGCGCTTGTATGGCTAGAAAGAAAGGCCCCAACCTATCTGTCGGCAGGGGTGAAAAACAATCTGTCCGCAAGGGCGGGGGCTTGACTGCGAAAGGCAGGGCCAAGTACAACAGATCTACTGGAAGCAATTTGAAGGCTCCACAGAAGTCGGGGCCAAGACACAAATCGTTCTGTGCCAGAAGCAAAAGCTGGACAGGTGAGCGCGGCAAAGCCGCACGTAAACGTTGGGGGTGCAGATGAAAACGCCAAAAGCAAAACGTGGGCTGTACTACAACATCAGCAAACGCCGCAAAGCCGGTTTGCCTGCGAAACGTCCTGGGCAGAAGGGCTATCCTACTGCTGCGTCATTCCGACGCGCAAAACGCACTGCTAAGAAGTAAGCATGGCAGTTCAGGAGCAAAAGAAAGATTACAAAGTTGTTAAAGACTTTGTAGGCGTTAACACCAAAGCCAATCGCACCGCGATCAAGGAAGAGGAGTTTTCGTGGCTAGAAAATGCCATGCCTATCGGTCACGCCAACGTGCGCGTTGTTCCTGCTCCTGCAACTGTTGGCAGCGTTACGTTTGCTGCTAGTGTTGTTTATGCCACCTACGGCAACATTGGTACTAACAACTATTACATAGCGTTTTTGTCAGATGGCTCTGCGGTGCAAGTGTCTGTGCCTAGCGGAACAACTACAACTATCGGTTCTGCCGGTACGTTCTCCACATCGGGCGTAGAGTCAAGCCAGTGGTACAACTCACTCATCATCATCATTGATCCAGTCAACGGGTACTTCCAATGGGATGGCATAAACCTTGTTAAGGTTGGCTCTCTTAGTTTTGCTTTGTCGGGAACCGGAACTGGATACGGGGCAACAACTACCGTTAGCGTTGGTGTGCATAACCAGACTGGTGGAACAGACGCGGTTATTGCGTTGACCATAACGGGAGGCGCAATTACAACCGTCTCTGCATATGGCACAGGTCTTACGCCAGGCACAGGTTACACCAGCGTGCCTACAGTGACCTTGGGTGGTGCAGGCAGCGGACAAACAATTACCGCAAGCGTGATTTTTCAACCAGGCAATTGCATAGCATCGTATGCGGGGCGGGTTTGGATTGCCAATGGAAGGGTGTTGTATTACACCGCTTCTGGCACAAACAATGATTTCATCAGCAAATCGGCTGGAAACATTATTTTTAATGACTCCACGCTGATTGGCAACATCACTCAGATTGTTAGCGCTAACAACTTCTTGTATGTGTTTGGCACGGACAGCATCAACGTGATTTCGGATGTTCGCGTTAGCACCACAGATGGTTCTACGTTGTTCACCAACACAAACATCAGCGCCAGCGTAGGTACAGATCTGCCTTACGCCCTGATGCCGTATTTCCGGTCTATCGTGTTCATGAACCGTTACGGTGTATACGCCTTGGTTGGCTCTACTACATCCAAACTTAGCGACGCGCTTGACGGGGTTTTCCCTTACATAGACTTTACCAAGACGGTAAGCGCAGGACAGGTGTTGATATACAACATTCTCTGCGCTGCGTTTAATTTTTATGTCAGCAGCACATTCCCGTATGGCACAGGCGGTGGGCGGTGGGTGCAGGCCGTGTACTTTGACAAGAAGTGGTTCTTTACTTCTCAAAACGCAACGACGTTTGTTACATCTATTCCCGTCAGCGGGTCTGCTGTGTTGTTTACAACTACAGGCACAAATTTACAACAAGCGTATAAAAACTCCACCACTGCAATTTCAAGCTACATCCAGCCTGCTTTGTACGGAATGGGCAACATCATCAGGGACAAGGTTGCGCTGAAATTTGGCGTGGAAGCTATTCTGAGTGCTGCAAGTGGCAACAGCATGACTGTTGCTGTTGATTCTGAGAACGCAACATCTCCAACTGTTACTCTCAGCAATTACACGACAGTATTGTGGGTAAACAACACCAACACTGTTGTTGGATGGATAAATGCAAGCAACGCGCCCGTGTCTTGGGGCAACCCGTCATTGGGTTACTACCTATACCGTTATGATGCGCAGATGTGGGGAAAGTACATATCTTTAACGATAACAAGTACATCACCCAACTGGACGATGACAGGTATCCAGTTTGAAACCGAACTAAGAGCGAGGTTCTAATGTCTTATTACCCTAATGTTTATGCCAGTCAAACAGGCCCGTTGGCGCTGTCTACGCTGGATGACAACTTTAACTTTGCCGTTGACATTCAATCGCAGGCTTTGTACTCCACGGCAGGAGGAACATCTGATGCTCTGACGGCAACTTACACGCCAGCCGTAACCGCGCTTGTCAGTGGATTAACGCTGTACGTGAGAGCAGGATTTGCTAACACAACCACAACTCCTACGTTTTCACCTAACGGGTTCACTGCTGCAACAATAGTTAAGACAAACAATCAACCTTTAAAAATAGGAGAGATTGCAGGCAACGGGCATGTGATAATACTGCAATACGATGGCATAAATAGCAACTGGGAATTGCTTAACCCAGCCACAATATATGCAAATGTTGCTCAAATACAACCCATTTCAGCATCAGTTGCTGCTAATGCGTTAACAATTTCGGCGTCTCTACTAAATTTAGATTTTCGTTCTACAACTCTTGGAAGCGGCACAGTAACTACTGTGAGCGGTACGCCTGCAAATTTAGTTATTTCTAGTGGTTCAACTCTTGGAACAGTGAGCGCCCAACAATCTAGAATTGTGGTGATTGCTCTTAATAATGCTGGAACAATTGAATTAGCGGCTGTAAATATTAGCGGCGGCAACCAACTTGATGAAACAAATCTTATAACCACAACTGCTGAGGGTGGTGCTGGTGCAGCGGATAGCGCAAACGTAGTGTATTCAGCAACAGCCAGAACATCTCTTGCGTATCGTGTAATTGGTTTTATTCAATCTACACAAGCAACCGCAGGTACTTGGGCTACTACGCCATCTACCATCCAAGGATCAGGCGGTCAAGCGCTGACAGCAATGAGTTCGCTTGGGTATGGGCAGACTTGGCAGAGCGTAACTGGTAGTAGAACCAGTAATACGACCTACTACAACACCACCGGCAGACCAATTTTAGTAAATATTGGAAAAGCGCAATCTGGAACAAACTCTAGTATGACCGCCCTTGTTGCAGGAGTATCTGTGTGCTATTTGGTTAGCGACACAACAAATGGATTATCGACAGGATGTACTTCATTCATTGTTCCACCGGGGTTTTCTTATTCTGCAACCACTAGCTCTGGATTCTCGTTTTGGTCGGAACTTCGCTAAGGAAACACCGTGCACTACAAAGCCCCTGATAACTCCATCCACTCTTTAGACTCTATTGAGTTTGAGTACTTGCTCCCCGCTGGTTCTGTTGCCATTACAGACGCAGAAGCGGAGGCCCTACGCCCTGCGCCATCAGAGCCAACGTACCAAGAAAAACGCGCAGCGGCTTACCCGCCTATTGCAGACTACTTAGATGGTATTGTCAAAGGTGATGCTGCTCAGGTGCAGGCTTACATCGACAAGTGTTTGGCTGTAAAAGCTAAGTTTCCCAAAACATGAACATGGACGCCATTTCTTTAGTGCGTCATGGAGACACAGACAGTCTCCAGGGGTTTGCGCTTGAGAACGGCCTTCAGCACCAGCTATTTGCGGACACTTTGGCTGATTTTGACATTCGGATACCCAAATTCCCCATCATTGACATCAATCCGAACGACATTGAGGACTGGCTTTTGGCCCATCAGGTAGAGCATCAGGCTATCTCTGCGGAGCTAGGATTGAGCAATCCAGTTAATCTTTTAGACGCAAACTGGAACGATGAGGACTCTTTTTACGACTGGATAGGCACCCATCTTTCACTACATCAGCAAATTGTTGTTGCACTAGGACTTTGATATGGCGCTCCCCAACCTTGCCCCCCCACCAAAAAAAAATGAGATTTCCCAAACTGACGTAATGGGGCAATTGCAAAAAGAAAACTCGCCTGCTCAAAAGATGAGTACGCAGGACATTGTGCGTACAGAGTTTGAAAACAACGGTACTGGGATGGATTGGAGGCAAGTTTATGCCAACATACAGCAACTGGTGCAGCAACCTAAGTACCGCATTCTGAGGGCTGGCAACAGTATCTTGGTGGTTAGAAATGATGGTGGCGGCAATGCGTATGTGTTGATGGCTTCTGCTGACCGGCCTGCGGATATGGCTAAAAACATGAAAGAGTTTTTGCAAGCCCTGAAAAAAGCAAATTACACCAAAGTAAGTTTTGACACCCCAAGACCAGCAATCATCAAGTTGATACAGTCAACGGGATTTAACGTGCAATCTAACATGGGGGCGTCACCAGAACCAAAAACTGGCAAACCCTCCATCCACGTAGAAGTAGGGCTGTAATATGTGCTGCGACGGATTTTGGAGCAATGAAGCCAAGGGCTTAACCGACGCTGTCAGCGGCATAGGTAAAAGTCTTGGAGACACGATTGAAAACATCATCAAAAACCCACTGCCAACAATAGAAACAATTATTCTTATTTCTAATGGAGTTCCTCCAGAGCTTGCAAGTGCTGCTGTAACGGCGATGAACGGAGGAAGCTTAGAAGATGCTATGAAAGCAGGTGTTACTTCCTACGCTGCAGGACAGGTTGGCGACTATGCAAAAGGCGAAATTTCAAACACCATAACAAGTGGAACGGGCGCAGATTACAGCAATGAGGGTGGGTTGCGATCTGGCCCTACTACTGGTTCAAGTTTAAATGCACCGCTGTCGTCTATCGGCGGCAGAGCAGTTGCTGGCGGCACCCAAGCCGCGCTTTCTGGAAAAGACGTAGGTCAAGGTTTGGCGAGTGGCGCTGCGAGTGGGTTAGGCAGCGAAGCAGGTAAATATGCTGCGCAGCAGTTTGACGACCCTTTTACAAAACGTGTTGTGTCTGGTGGCGCTAGTGGCGCAACAAAAGCAGCGTTAGCTGGCGGCGACATTCTTGGTGGAGCTGCAACAGGCGCAGCAACAGAAGGTGTAAATTACGGTTTAGAAAAAGGCATAAATTACGTTACAAACGAGATTGGCCTAGGCAGCAATTACGACAAACAAATTGCAGACTTAATAACAAAGAGCGCCCCTAGTGGAGGTCAAGCCAATAGACCCGCCGCATTTTCATCAACACAGATTTCTGGAGCAGCGGAAGGATCAGCGTCGCCAGCAGCGTTTGGTGCCGCTGATGTTGCCATGCTGGACGACACTAGCCAAGCTGGTCTAGGTAGCAAAGTTTCTAAAAAAGGTGGAAAATACCCCTGGGGCGATCCTGAGGGAACAACGGCTCTTAAAGAAGGATTGGGTATCTAACATGGCTACTCTCGCAAAACTGTTGCAGGTCGATATGGGTTTGCCGGAGATGGCAAAGCGATTAGCTTCTGCTGGACGGGGCAAAGATACGATTCTTGCCCACATCAATCCCAAAGAAGCCAAGCTGCTAAAGTCTCGCGGAGGCAGCGGAGAGATCAATCCTGATACTGGCATCATGGAGTTTCAAGGTTACGATGAAGACCCAGAGGCTTATTTTTCTCAACAAGAAAAAGCACCAGACCAGTCCGCAGCAGAAACACAGCGTTTAGCTTCTGCTGGAAGTGCGCCGCAACCTCAGTCAGTTGCGCCTGTTACACAGGCCCCTGCCGCTCAATCTCCAGGTCAATTGCCTAGCGTGGAAACGCCCAGCCCCCAAGTGGCTGCCGAATTTAACAAGCAAACTGCTGCGCCAACCGGCGGGTTTATGGCAGGCGTAAGAAATTTTGGAAACCAGTTGGGTGAACTCAACAAGGCTTTATCGCCTGTGACGCCTTATTTAAAAGGCGCTGGCGCTTTGTATGGCGCTGTACAAGGCAACAAAGCTAGTGCGCAGATGCAACAGCAGGCTGCGGCAAATGAGGCTGAAATCAGGAGGCTGTCAGAGCCTTACCGGCAACAAGGCCAGCAGTTGGTGGCGTTGGGTCAAGCCGGTGGTCTTACGCCCCAGCAGCAGAAGCAGTTGGAGATACAACGCGCAGTTGCGTCGCAGCAGATGGCATCGTCGGGCGTTACCGGCGGCACATCTCAGCAACAGCTAGAAGCAAACTTGCAACGGCAAGCTGGAGAATTTGCGCAGCAAAACATCGACAGAGGCATGAAGCTAATGGGTATTTCAGACGAGTACATCATGAAAGCCATGAACACAGGCTACGCTCAGAATAAAGATGCCCAGGCTTTGTCGCAAGACTTTTTCCGATCTATTGCCCAATTTTTAGAACCAGA